ATTGTTGTGTACTAAATGCAGGATTCTCTGATTGCTCCTGCTGAATACCATATTGTGTAACCTGTAATTCTCTAATTGACATACCACAGTATTGAAGTATCTTCATCACTAATTTATATTCATCTTCCCCCGGAAGTTCAAAATCTTGATAGTCAGGTTGCGATTGGTCAAATGCAGGCTCACCATTAGATAGGTTTATGTAAGTCCATTTAGGGTCTTTTGGCAATCTAAAATATGAGCACTTAAGAGAAGAAGTTCCATTAATTGTATCGGGATAGACAGTTATAATATTGTCTTCGATAATATAAGCAGGAAACATTTCTGTTGGCGATGTAAGCATAGAATCCAATAACATATAGATTCTTGCATTTGCAACCTTCTCGGCATCACCCAATCTTGTAGTTCCGTTAAAGCAGGTCAATCTACTAATCATATATGGAGCGTACCCCGTTGTGGTTATCGAAGGTAAAAAGTATTGATTTGTTGCAGGTGCAACCTGTGTAAGTGTGTCATTTCGCAAGAATCCTTCTAATACCTCTGCAATTGGATTCTCGATGTCAGCGTACTCTGTACCTGATATGCGAGCATTCTCCGCATTGATTGTTTTATTATAGCTACTGTAATACTCTTCATATATCTCCATTTGTGCCTGCTTGGCAAATAGGTTAAAGTCTGAAGGAGAGATATATCCGTAGTTATTCTTATTAAGAATAGACAATACGGTGTTTCTTACTGAATTAATCATGAAAATATCTTTTCACAAAGATACAAAAAAATAAAGGTGCCACGAGGACACCTTTACCAAACAAACAATTGAGCATAACTCTAAAACAACATTACAAATGTAATATAATTTTTTATATATTTTCTAAGTGATGCTCTAACATTTTTAATGCTTCGATACCTTCATCGGTTTTCAAATACATTGCAACCAACATATATGGGTCTTCACCGTAAGGTACATTAATCATTTTCTTCTTGTTAGTTGGGGTACTATACCAAACTTCCTTATTATTGTTTCTGAAGCTAAGTAGTCCCATATCGAAGAATATATGAACCTGAGATTGAAGTCTCAACATTGGGTCATCTAATGCATTTAAGAAGTTACTTGGATAGCTACGAGCATAGATAAGAACATCTCTCTTCATCTCTGCAGTTGTAACTCGGCTAACATCTTTATTAAACAATACTCGATATACTGTTTCAAGTTGTTCAATCGTAAGCTCGCGAGCTCTAATCAATGCATCAACCTCAGCTGCAAGGTATTCAACTTCTGCTTGTGCATCACGCTCACTATCGACTTCTTCAAATACAATACCATTCTGTGGATGGTAGTATAGAAACTCTTGAAGTACAGGATTATTTTTTGGAACTCTTAAAAAACCATCTTCAAAAATAATAGCCTGAATAACGGGATTTCCATCCTGCTCATCCTCAAAAGGTGTCTTTTGATTGATTGCGTAACGTAGTGGGCGATTTTGGTTTAGCTCCTCATCATACCAAAGTAGTGGTGAGCGTTTTGTGTTTCTTGCTGAAAGCATAAAAGATAATGGTGCTTTCTCATTCTTGAGTCTATAGACCCTGTCGGCAGGAGCCAACTTTACTTTTTGTGACATAAGATATAATATAATTTAATTTTTAAAATAGGGGAGTGTCCTCAAGGACACCCCCCATTTGTGAATCCTAAAGATTAGGCTCCGTAGCGGAACAATACAAAGTTATTCGCACCTAAGGTACAAAGTGCACGCTCAGATAAGAAGTTAACTTCCATTGCATCTAGGTCGCTAGTAGCAGCACCACCTGCAGAACCTGTAATCCATGTTTTGTAACGTCTGTCTTCAGTCTCAGATGCACGATAACGTACATGTAAGAATGGACGCTTAGCGTTTTTACCAAGGATTTGGTCATATACAGTAGTTGAACCTGCAGGAACAAGCATACCTGTGATAGCATTAGCTGTTGTAACTCCTGTAGTAGATGGAGTTAAACCACCCCGCATAGTTGGGTCGTTCAAATATTTCCAATCTGTTTTGTAGAAGTCATAACCACGGCGGAAACCTGAGAAACCAAGGTTAAGGGCCATATCACGGTCATTGTCAAACAAACCGTAAGAAGTACCGTTAGCACCGTAAGAGTTTTGTTGAGCCAACATATCGTCAATGTCGAAAGAGAAATCACGGTTAACGAACAATACGTTCTCTTCGATAGAACCTTGTTTGTCAAGACGAGAAATTATATCGTCAAAATCAGATAATGCAGTTGGGTTACCACCACCGTATACGTTACCACGAGTATTAACAACGTAGAAAGCACCTTCAGAACCTTTGTTACCAACTTGTCCGTTAACAGTTTGAGTAGCAGCACCTGAACCTGCTTCAGCAGGAACAGCTTCCAACATTGCAGTCTCTAAGTAATCTTCAAAACGTAGACGAGTTTCGTGCTCTGATTTCAAGTACCAAAGGTATCCTGATGCACCATTCTCAGTTGTTACTTCAATCCAACCAATTTGAGCCATGTCAGAACCTGATACAGCATACTTATCTTTGATGATAATCGGGCTGTTAGAGAAGATTTCATCTTCAGCTTCTAATGAACCAACCATTCCTGTAGTTCCTTTTTTGAACTCAGAACCGTAAACAAATACAGTAAATTCTGCGGCTGCATTATTATCGTTATGGAAACCTGCAGCCTCATAGAAAGCAACTCTAAATTGGTCAGCAGCTGTATCAACTTCAGTAATGATACCTTTGTTTTGAGAACCACCACCTGCAACATTAGGTGTAATCATTACAGTTTGTCCCGGACGGAATGCAATACCTGTAACATTAGGGTCATTCACTGTAAATAATGCTTCATTAACAGGGGTTCCTGAAGGAACAGCTCCTGTAGTAGCTTGAGTATATTTAGTGTGAAGACGACCTTGCTCAGCCCATTTAATTTGGTCAGAGATAGAAGGCATCTCAGCACCAACCATACGCAAGAAAGATGCAACGGTACGATTTCCGTAACGCTCAAATTCTTTCTCGTAAGTATCAGGAAGATATTGGTCCAAGAAATTAAAGTTTGTCAAGTAATTGCTTGACAATGGAACTTGCTCAGCACTTGGCTGCAAGTTATAACCGGGTGTCGGGTTTAAAGACATTTTTTTAAGTTTTTAATAGTTTATATTCTTTTTATACTTTTGATTTTCAATCCACGACCTGCGTCAGGATTTACTTCTCTGATTTGCATTCCTCCCTTTACAGTTGCCTCAGGGGCTTTACGCTCAGACATATTCACATTTTTAATTTTTTTAGTGACATCTTCTGTCGCATTAGCCTGACCTTGTTCATAAAAGAACTTGGCAAACTTATCAGGATTCATTGCAATTGCTAACGCCCTATGGTATCCACTTGCATCACTCATCATTCCGCTCTCATCCAAGTACTTATTAATAAAGTTCATTGGAGTTGATTGGAGTTTCTTGAGCTCCTTGGCATCACCGGGAGAAAACGTGATTTTTCTGTCGTCAATATTGAACTCAAAACCTTTGAACTCTTGACTAAACACCTCATCAGTTTTCTTTTGAAACCAAGCAGATTGACGCTCCTGTTCGTCCTGTAGGGTTTTAGACTTGTCTATGTATTGTTTATACGCCTCAAACTCTTCCTTTTCAGAGTCAGACATGGCATTACCCCTTGACTCAAGAGGTTGCTTGTATTTGTCTTTTTCAGAATTGAAATAATCCTTGGCCTTAGCAATAGCCTTTTTCTTAGCAATCTTAGCTTTCTTGATATCAGAATCATCATCTAAATCTTCATCATAAGAAAATTCATCCATCATGATATCAATGTCGTCCTCATCGAGTCCAACCTCTGTAGCCATATAATATTGCTTTAAAAGTCTGTCAGGGTCCATAGTATCAAAATCCTCTTGTAATCTCAAGTAGTCTTCAATACCACGACCTGTTTCTTTTTTATACTTTAAGAAAGCCTCAACATCTTCAGGAAGTTCTTCCTTTTCTTGACGTTGTGCCATTAGTTCATCAAAAGAACTAATTTCCTTATTGTATCTTTTTCCTAAATATGAAAGAACGTCTTCTTCTTGAAGTTCAGGCTTCTCGATTGGTTGAGTTTCTTCAACAGGAGGCTCTTCAATTGTTGGGGTTTCTTCTAAAGCAGGAGCTTCACTTAGACTCTCTTCATGCTTATTTAATAATTCCTCTTCAATTTGAGCAGCACTCTTTTCTACCACTCCTGATACTTCTTTTACTTTAAATTCCATTTGATTTAATTTTTACAAAGTTATATATTATTTTTTATTATTTAGCGAGGTTCAAATTCAGCAAAGTCAAAGCCATCAAGAGAATCCTCATTTGACTCAAAATTTATTGGAGGTAAATTGTTTTTTCTCTGATTAATTAATTTAGATTGTTCGGTATTTTGCTGACTAATACGCTTCGCTTTAGCGTCTTCTCTATCTTGCTCTCTTTTAGACAAAGAATCTACTTCAACACCTTTTAATTGCATATTCATGTCAAACTCAGTCTGCATTAATTGCTGTTTAAGCATTGCTTCATTCTTCATCTTCTCAATCTCAAATGCAACCTCAGCCTGCTTGATTTGCATCTTAGCCTGAGCTTCAGCTTGAATTTTCATCATAGATGTTTCAGCAGACATCTGCTGTATTTGCATCTGTTGTTGAGCTTGGATTGCTTGTTGCTGAATAGCAATCTGTTGTTGCTTCTCTTCCTTCTTAATTCTCTTAAGTTTTAAGAGTTGGTTAGCAAGTTTAATATTTTTAATTTCACGAATATCAATTGCATCCTCAAGGTTAATGTCACCTTTAGATAAAGCAATTTGAATATTTGCCTCAAGCTGTGCTTTCTCTTCTTCATCGGGAGATATATCAATAAAAATTCCAAAATCGTATATATACAAATCTTTTATTTCCTCTAGTATAGATGTGTTGTACTTTCCAATCTTATTTGCAAAATCATCTCTAAAGTCAGCGTACTCAAGAATATCTGCAATCCTATATGTAAGTGCTTCAGCAACAGACCTAAACATATATAAGCTACCATCTAAAATGTGTCTAGTAGCTGTATTTGAGTTAAGAGCAGCAAGCTTCTGAACACCTATCAATGCTCTTGGGTCAGGGTCAGAACCATCGCGTGCTTCATTAAGACCTGTTACCGCACGAATCATGTCAAGATAGTGGTTATAGTTTGCAATGAGCATCTGAGTTTTAGCGGCACCTGAGTTACTATTTAACTCTTGAATTGGAACTCTTGCATTGTTAAAGTCACCATCCTGTGTATAGCTACGCCCAATTACACTACCCGTTTGGAAGTATAGTCTTAATGCGTCTTCAGGATTGTATGCTGCGCCACTTCCTAAATCAACCTCATTTAATCCATCAGCATCAATGAATACACCATCAGGTACAACACGCGAAATAACCTGTTGAAGCTTTAAGTGAGTTAGCTGAATAAGGTCAGCGAATGGTATCATCCTACGAACTAATGACTCAATAACACCCTTATACATGCGAGGTGCTACAGCAACATAGTTTGGTAATGCGTGCTGAGTAGCTGACTTTGGTCTTACCATATTATGAGCTAATTCCCACTTAAGTAAGATATTAGTTCCCATAACCATAATACCATCATACCAAACATCAATTACTTTCTCTACTTTTTCAAAACGACCTTCCTCCATCATTTCTGCAGGAGGATTGAAGTTTTCATCCTTCTCAATCATCTTAACATTTCCATTGTCAAGAATTTTTTTCTTGTATACAATTTTATGAGTAGTCTTATAGTTAAAGTAAAGAAGAGTACACGTATCACGATAGAAAACATTATTCTCATAGAATTGGGCTACATTATAGTAGTCATACCAACTCTGACTATACTTTGATATTTGCTCTAAGTCCTCAGGTGTTAACGATTGGTCAATCTTATATAGTTCGGTAATTGGAAGTGTTTTAATCTCACCCCAATAAAAACAATCTTTAAAGTAAGGGTCTTCAGTATAGCTATAAACAACATTTGCCGGGTCTACATATGATATCTGAACTCCTGCTCCGGGAAGAAACTCATGCTTCTCCACAGCAATACCAAGGGTCATTAAGTCATAATCACATTGCTTACGAACATAGTCGTGATGATTCTCCTCAAGTATTGTGTTAATAGCTTCCTCTTCTGCAATCTCAATAGCAGGTTTATAATTTAACTGCATATATAGAGACAGCTCCTCATCTGTATTTGGAAGCTCGTCAGGATTCATCACAAATGGGTCAACACCCGTATTTTCTTGAATGTTAGTCAAAAGGTCTTTTGCAACCATCTGACCTTCAATCATATCCTGATACTTGCTTCTTTTAGCCTGAGACATTGCATCCTGTGCATAAGCCTTAACCTTAAATAATCGGTCAGACATACCATTAACAACAATATCAACAAACTTTGGTATAATAGGAACAGGTGTCCAATCAATATTTATATATGATAAGTCACCATCAACAGCAAGCTCCTGTTTATATTTAGCAATTGGCTGCTCTCCACGAGCATATAAACGCAAACGATTAAAGTCACGCCATTGACTATAATATCTACATTGGTTACCATCCTTTCTGAACCACTCATACTGTATGGCCTGTCCAACTTGGAGACCAAATTCAGCGGTTGCCTTCTCCGCATCACTCACAAACTGACTAGGGAATGATGTAGAGGATATGTTAATTTTTACCTCTTTCATGTATTTAAGGAGCTAATATTTCCTCTATTATTATATGTAGCAAATTTAATGCTTATTTTTGACTCTTTTTTCTCAGGCTGATATAAATGTTTCTGACAAGCCATTATAGCCAATCCTGAGCTGATTGTGGCATCGTACATTGTCCTATCACTTATATCAAATTTAGCCCAATCTTCAAGCGTCCTAGTAAATGGCATCATGTTAATATCGCCCTCTCCATTAAAGCCTATATACTTGTCTATATATGACTCAATTGCTGCGGCATGAGCTTGCTTAACATCCTCAGATGAGTTAGGTATACCTCCTAATTCACGCTCAGTCTTTGATAGCTTGGAATAAATTTTGTCAGGTCTATTTATACAAAAGCCACGGTACCCCCTATTCTTAAAGTGATACAATAACCTAGGTTTGTTATTCTCAATAAGGATAGGCATGCCATAAAAAACACATGCCATTAATACCTCCTCAAAAAATATTTCTGCAGTCTGAGGTCTAGCAATATATTCTAAAAAGAACTCATTTGTAGGTGCCTCATCCATGTGGAATTTAGTAAGGCCATGAAGCGCTCCATTTGAACCCCTACCAACAACAACACCTGATATATCATAGGAGTCACATCCAAATGCACCTATATGTTCATTGCCCGGATATTTAATTCCATTCTTTTCGTATACTTTATTTTGAAGATGTTTTGCAGGAGTCCAAGACACTAAAAATCTTCCTCTATTATCAGGAGTAAATATAACTTTAGTATCCTTAATCCCATCCTTCCAACTAAGGGACCCCCTAGTCATATAGTGCTCTTTAATAATAGTATCATTATAATCAATCTGCTGATATATCTTTGTAAGATTAAATAATGCAGCCTTGCTTTCATCTCTAAATGCGTGTGACTCTGTCCTAGGAAACTGACGATAAAACTCGTTCAATGCATCAGGGTCGTTTTTTAATGAATCAACCTCGGCCTCCCAATAGTCAATAGCTCCATTCATAATTAAATTACCATCAATACCATTTACGGGGTTCGTTGGTTTACGTAAAACGGGCATTCCATATATATCAATAAATCCCTCCATGTTCCACTCCATAGGAATAAATAATGCATATAGACCTGATTTAGTCTGACCGTTAGCATTTCGAGTAGATATCCTAGAATCTTCATAAAGGTCCTTAAAGTTCTGACCCCCTTTAGCAAGAGCATTCGATGTTGACCCCATCATACATTTACCAATGATTTTACTACCTAATCGCAAACAAGTTTTAGTTACGCGCCAATTGTTTAGTATATTATTTGGCTTAATCCATTTACCGCTCTCATCGTGAGCTAAGAATAATAACTTTTCACCATCATAGCTATTGTCCTCTGTATTCTTCCAATCTATTGTTGTATCAAGACCACTTATTTCATCGCTGTCTATGTCAGACATATTCTTTTTGGTAATCTTTGATGCGGGAACGCGGTAAGCAAGCTCTGTCTTAGGCTTATCCATACCATCCATAACAGGCTTGAAGAAAAAAGGTAAATTGCTATTAATTGGAACTACCTTGTCAGTAAACATCTTCTTAGCATCTGAACCTGTTTTAGATAATATCCCAACCCTAGAATCTTTAGCGAGAGTTGCAATATTTACACATTCTGATGAAGACATAAATGAGAACCCTGAGCGGCGTATCTTTAGATATACAATACCAAAGCTTCTTGGGTCTGCCTTACATGCTTCCCAAAAAATAAATAATATCCTATTTGCTTCACGAAAGTCAGGGTATCCAATATCAATCTTGGACCACTGAAGATACATATAGTGAGCTCCTGTTATGTACCAAGGCTTACCGTTGTTCATAAACCAATGTCCGTTCTCTCTTCTGTCGAACTCTTCTTCTATATAGTCAACATATCTTGCCTTAAACTCTTTAGGCATTTCATGCCATTGAAATATTGACTGTATTTTACCTAACTGACTAGGAAGTTCTTCTCTCTCCCAATACTGCTCAGATGACTTAGAGTGTCTTTGATGACACTCTTTGGGTGCTAATGGAAGTGCAATATTAAGACCTGATATATTTACTATATCACCAATTTGACCTGTTTTAGATATAATAACAACATCATATTGGTCGTTATATCCATACTGCCAAGTCTTACTCCTATTTTTTGTAGAAATAATATTTTTTGGAATATAGTCATTGACTACACTACATAGACTATTTAGCTCTTCGCTCAGCCCATCCCTGTTTGCTATCAAGTTTTGACGATTCATTTGTAGCTTCTTGTAGTGATGTTTTTTCTGTTTCTATCCTATTTAATATATCGAATGCATCAAATATAGCTAATCGTTTTGTAGCAGCAGCATTTTTTAATCTATCTGCCGCAAGCTCATCTTCAGGGTCATGCTTTATAATATCTTCTTTTGCAACCTTTATAAGTTGCTCGACAGCCTTATATCCTGCATCAATAATCTTAAGTCTAAGTTCTTTTGGGCTCATAACTTTACTGTTATTTGATGGTCATACATTCTATATAGCTTCTCGCCATCTACATTAAACTCGTACTCACTCTCAGGCTTAAAGCATATCTTATCTCCACTTTTTACACCACTATTTATCAGCATTTTGTTTGGATAACGCATAACGCCCATTAGTGGCTCTTCTGTAAGTGGCTTATATATATAAGAGTCTTCAGGTTTAATTGGCTCAACAAAGCAATACTTATCGTAAGCATTCCACTTGTCTCCATCGTGATACATATAAAATTGGTCAGGCTCAATAAGGAATATATTTTCTTTGAAAAAACTTTTACCGCTCTTGCGCCGACCTTTTATGTCATTATAAAACTTGAATACATTGTGATGAACCAATAGTTTATAGCCGGGTTTAATTGGTCCATAGTAATCTAGTGGAACCTCAATAACCTCAGCCTCCCTATTTGAAAACTTATGGTCTTCTTCTGATGTGCTGACAATGAGCTCTATACCACCAATCTCTTTGGTGTTATTATATCTCCTGTCATTAATTGGTTTTGTGATAAAATAAAATGGTGATTGCATTAGATATTTATATTGTACTCAATGGCTACAGGAATGGTATTGTTGAACTCTTTCCAAATTACAACCTCATTCTTTTCATTGGCAATATAAATCTTTATTGATTGCTTATGGTCATCGTACTTGATAAGGTGAATCTCTTGTGTATCACCTAATACTTTCTGACCAACAATGTAATGCATCGCTCCGCCCTTATAGTCAGGACCAACCGATATCTTCCTGATTTCCATTTAATTTAAATTAATTTCCAAATCTGAATCTGAGTAGATGGCACAGCACTCCATCCACCTAAGTTCGTATGGGTATATAATCCTCCTGCGTCTACACCTGACGAGTCACGCATAACCTCAAACCAAAATATATCACCAACATTAGCTTCAAATGGTATGGTTACTTCATATGGTATGCTTATACCTGTTGTATCGAGATGGAACGCTTTTGTTTCAGTTACTTGAACACCATTGAGCATACCTCTAAATAAAAATACTGCCACCCCACCTGAAGAACCTTGACGTTCAACAGACCCATATCCATTTATAACATATGAGCCTGCCTGAAGGAATGATACCTTACCACCGCTATCTAGTGAAAGTACAGCATTAGATTGAGCGGGACCAAATGAAGCAATAATAGCTGAATCTAATCCACCGGGGATTTGGTCAACTGTAGACGAACCATTTAGTACCTGAGTAAACTGAATACTGCTAGATGTTAGATATGTATTTGAATCTACAGAACCGTCAGCCTTCAAGAACTGAGAAGATGTACCGCCTAACTTAATAATTGAGTTAGCAGTAATATTATTAGCACCTAAGTCAACGTCAGTAGTTGCACCTACATATGGAACATAATCACCTAGATTAGCTAAATCTAAAACTTGAGCAATTGTAAAGTTTTTGGTTGCATCTAGGTTATCTACATCAGTGCCTATTAACTTATCACTTAAGTTAGGTGTTGCATCAGTTGCATATGTGCTAATTTTTCCCATTTTTTATTTTTTTGTGACCTCTCCGGTTTGCATATTAATCACAGCATCCTCACCGTACTTGTCAATTAATGCTTTTTCATGTTTTTGAAACTGAGCCCTAAGCATATCAATATGCTTCAATAAGCTATGTTTCTGTAAGTCAATGTCAGCGAGTTGAATTTTTAAATTAGTAAATTCACCCTGCATACCTTGAATTACGTCTAATTCTTCTTTACTTAAAAAATTTCCCATTTCAATTTAATTTAATTTTTACAAAGATACAATTTATTAGATAATTATTTTTGTCGAGTCAATGCTCTTTTCAGTTTTATCAGAACCATCTTTTATGACTCTTATATTCTTTAATCTAAGTATTCTACCACCTATTGGTTTTGGAGGAGCACCTCTCTCTACGTGCCAACCATGATGCCCATCCTCATACTCTTCTTTATATGTTCCTGTAAGCATCAGATGTATCTGACGTTGCTTTAATTGATATCCTGCAGTTGGATGATGCTGAATCATATCTCTAACATCATTACGTGAAGCGTTCTCATGGATGTGACCCATCGTGAATACATCAAAGTCTTCATACATTTCTAATGCGCGAGTAAGATTGATAGCTCCACGCGTAACAATTCCACCGCCTCCCGAGCCATGAAAGTATTTTACTTTATAGGTAGATAATACTCGCGTTCCAACCTTAATTACTAACCAACCACCATATCCACCTACCTGAACATTTGTGCCACACTTTAAGTTTAGTAGGTCAACAAATCTCTGAAGTATGTCAGTCTCCTGCCACTTAATAACACCTGTCTCGTGGTTTCCATAACCAATTACCGTAAGTATGTCAGCATAGGGTGCCCACCACTCAACTGCAGTCTCAACTATTGAGTCAAGGTACCTAAAGTTATTATGCTCGGGCCTGATGTCAGACTTGTTTCTACGATTATCGCCACGACCCTGCATCAAACAGAACATATCACCATTTATCATTACGGGTATATTGTTCTTTTTGAAATAGTCTAGGTGGCTTTTTAATATATCCCAATCGCATTTTGGATTATCCCAATGGATATCTGATAGCATTGCTATCTGAAAGTCATCTGTTGGTACGATTATTTCATGTAAATTTTTTGAGTGCTTGATTAATTGCATATTTTGAGATTAGAGTTAGAATTATACCTGTAAGCACGCCAATAATGAATAGATTAAATCCCTTCTTATTTTCGTATTTTATTTGCTTTGTTTTCTGCTTTTCAATTTTAATAGCTGTGCTTGAGCTATCTCGATTCATTTTAATTTGAATCTCATACATCTTCCTAATAGCCTTTAAGCTGTCAGCAAATCTCTTGTTATCAAAACGTATCTCATATCGTGTTTTAGGCACGTAGGATGTCTTGTAAGCGATTATAGTATCTTTCTTGGTAATTATCTTCTCCCACACTATTGAATCTCTTACAATGAATGGAATTGAGTCTACAGAGGTTATTGTAATTGTGTCTGATACAGTGTCACACGAATAACCTTTTTTGATTGCTTTATTTAAGTGATAATCAACAGAGCATGATATCGCAAAAAGAGATATAATGATTATAAGTATAGCAGAAGTTTTTTTCATTTTTTGAAAAAGTTATTTTTCTTATCAGCCCTGTTCGATGACTGAGCCTGCATACGAGTCTTTGTCTTAGACTTATGGGCAACATCCTTCTTATCTCCATTGCCATATGTCCCTTTCTCTCGATTTTTTTTATTTAGGTTTGACCTATACTTTTTTCGCTCCTCGGTAGAGTGATATTCTGTATCATACTCTCCCTTCTTAGCACGCGCATCAGGATGTGTTTGATAGTACTTAGCACTACGTGATTTACCTGTCTTTGTTCCTGCTATTTTGTTGCGCATGACTTTAGCATTTCAATTAGTTCGGGATGAGGATATACATCACTTTTGTCTTTTCTAACTGAGTTGTGTGTGAACACCCCGGGCTCACCTGCCAAAGCTCGTTTTGAGAGACCCCATATATCTTCATTATAGTCCAATGGTATTCCATATACTTCGTTCCAATATAATAATAATTGTCGTACTGACTCAATCTGCTCCTTTGTGTATGACTGCCAAAATGAGAATCCTTTAAATGGCTCATCGAGCTTTGTAACATTTTTCATAGGAATTTCACGCCCTACGTAGTTTACAAACTTACCATTCTTTTCTTTCAGATATCCAAAATTACAAATCTCAATTCCTATAGATGACTTATTAAGATTTTGGTATGGTATACCTTGTCTAGAAAATTCTTTCTGACTAACACCTAAGTGCCATGCCCAATATTTTGAGCTAAATCCTTGAGCTATCAACCCATCAGCTCCAACAGTAACACAAGTTGCTATTCGCTCTCTGCTTGATGCCCAATGCCTAAATACGCGCTCAGCATCACCTCCCCCTGCTGTGTGATGAAGATAGATTTGTTTTTTTTGTGCCTCTTGTTTAAAATATTGAGTAGCAGGAAAATCAACCTGCTTGATATTCATATCCTTGAGTTTCATCTTCTCTTACTCCATTTATCTAGTGACGTAAGACCTAGAGCCCCAAATGAGAATAATGCTACAGCATTAACCAATGTGTCAGAAGGTTTAATATCACCATGTGTAAATGTATTTAATAATAGTGATGTTATCAATGAAAGGATACATAGTATTCCTGTAAATCTTTTTGATGAATATATTCCATTTTCATCTTGTAAAATTTCTTGGATAAACTTTTTCATAATTATTTTTTTTGTAAATGTAATGAAATATTTTTCTAATTGTATGCTTATCTATTAATAATTAGCTCTTTAACTGCTTCTGACAACTCATGAACACTTCTTGCCAAGTTCTTTATTTCAAGCTGAGTCTGCTCCTGTATGGCCTGATATTTGAGTCTTGATTCTTGTTCAACGAGCTCAATCTTTCCCTTGAGCTTCCCCATACCTTCAGTATTACTTCGGACATCATTGTGAACCATTTTTAAAAAATAACCTATTATGGCTACAATTGAGCCTAAAATTAATGTCCATATATCAGTCATCGTGAGTGTCATTTACCTTGTGATTTGTACTTCTTTACATAGTTCTTACTTGTTTTGAGTTTGCTTGTTTTGCTTTTAGCATGAACACCCGGACGTTTCCGTTTCGGTTTAGATATGAACCCTGAAGAATCTTTTACCTTTGCCATTATTCCTCGCTTGGTACTATCTCAACTAGTTCAGTAACCTTATTGATTGCGTTCACAATATTTACAGAATCAGATAGAGTAAATACACCTGCCTTAGCAGATGCCTCTAAAGCCTGAATTAATGTCTTAATTGCTTCTTCCTTACTCATTGATTATTCCGTCTATTTTAATTATTGCATTTATTTGATTTGCCTGTTCTTCTGTTAATGCAGATGCGAACCAATCATAAGCCATCATTATTTTAAGATGCTCTACATTTCTGTCCATAGTTTCTGCATCTCCATCCTCTTGCTGAGGTTTAACTACTAACTCATTGATTAAATCAACGCTATCAAACGCAGCACTTATATGCTGTGCTAATTCTTCTGATGTTGGTATATACTGTTCCATTATGCTAATAAGATTTTTTGTGCTACTCCGTTAATTATTACGTTCCATACTTTGCTTGATGAGTTAGATTCCGTTGTAACTGAACCATAGTTTGCTGAAGTAGAGCCTACAACAAATTGATTATTTGCAGTAGCAGTTGCTCCATATCCAATAACACATGAATAAAGATATGAATTGTTTGCATTTGCACCAATTGCAATACCATATGAGTCCACTCTTGCATAGTTACCAATAGCGACACCTGAACCTGTACCTGAGCCGTTTGGTATTGCGTTTTGTCCAATAAAAACATTTCCACTTCCTGTGGTACCTCCGTAACCCGCTGAAAATCCAAGTGCTGTATTTTGTGCACCTGTTGTTTGAGTATTTAATGCATAGTAACCAACAGCTGTATTAGCTAAACCCGTAGAAAGATTTTCTAAAGCATTAGAACCAATCGCAGTTATATTACTAATAGTGCCTATGCTTCGTGCTGCAAATCTACCTATAACTGTATTATAGCTTCCACTTGATATTCCTATACCTGCCCACATTCCAACTGCTGTATTGGCTGTGCCACGAGATGATTGCAAAGCATAATTACCAACAGCTGTGTTTTGTTGCGGATTAACTCCATACCTTAAAGCCTCATGCCCAAAGGCAGTATTATCATTTGATGATGTATTTGAGGCTAAAGAATATCGACCAAAAGCAGTATTATTGTTGCCGGTAGACATTGCATTTAGTGAGAACTCTCCAAATGATGTATTGGTAGCAACATCTCCTTTTCCATTATTCCAAACAGTAGAATTTGTAGCATTCGTTTCAATAAATGATGGCAATCCTCCAATAGGAACTCCATTCTGCAAATAATTACCTGTTATGTTTAAATCTATCGCCATCTTATTTCAAAATTACGTTAATTATCTGATTATTTAACTTATAGTTGTAGGCACCCATCTTGTCATCTTCCATGCCACCGGCCATAGCAATATCAAATGAGATTAGCTCATATACATCTCCATCCTTAAGCTCAGGCTTATAGCTATTATATGCTGTAGTTAACAAGTCTAACTCAGCACCTTCAATTGTTACATTTGAGAATCTTAAGTCTAAGTCATCCTTTAATGCAAGTCTCTCTTCCTGAGTGCCATTCTTAAATACATCATACTCAGCCTCTGTTATCTGAACGTCAGCCAACTTAATAAATTCTGTCTCGCTTATTGCTCTATACTTATTCATAATTAAAAGTTTACAACTCCTGTTGAGTCAATACCTAAAACAACTCTTCCTCCACCTGTAGCTCCTGTAGTCCATGAATCACCAAGCAAGGTACATCTTAATATATCACCATTTATTGTTGATGGTGAACTTTTACAGAAAGCATTAGCCTGTGATACACACTCATTAATAAGTCCATTATTAGTACCGCTATCCCCACAAAAACCTGTTGATATTGACATAAAGCAGTTAGATATGGTCCCTGAGTTAGTTCCAATTCTAGGAGTAGGGTCTACAACAAATGATGCACCTCCAAATGCCTTACAGTTTAAAATACTTCCGCCATTGGAGGCTGCTCCCGCTAAAACTCCATTATACACAACAAAACCTCCACCTGATGTTATTATACAGTTGTCAATAAGCCCTGTATTTATAGCGCGACCTGTACCAATATTATCATAATCAACATCAACAAAACTAGCATTTCCTGCTGACTTACAATTTATAATTGTCCCTAAATTTTGAGAGTCGTATGGCCCAAAACAGAATGACCGTGTGCCACTAGCCTGACAACTTTCAATTGTGCCATAGTTTCTAACTATTGATGGTAGACCAAACAAGTAAGAATTACAGAATGACGCGCCAACTGTTGCTATACAGTTTTTTATAGTTCCATAGTTGTCAATATTAATTTGCCCTGAACCTGTAATTCCCAAAGGAGGGAAAACAGTGTCTCCTGTGGATACAAATGATAAACTTTCTGCCTCGCAGTCCTCATATAAGCCCCTAAATCCTGCTGAGAAACAGCTAAATGAATATGTTCCACCCTTGCAGTTTTTGGCTATAATATTCTCATTTACAGTACCTGATGTACATATAGCAAATGCTTTGTGCGCATAATAACTATTTACTGTAGTGTCAATCCCACTAAATCTAGCGTCAATTGGTGTAGGGTAACTTATAACATCAATACTTGAGAAGTAAACGTCACGCTCACCTGTCACTGACTCAAAGTCAATAAATGATGTGTTAACCTGAAATGGTCCATAGGTAGCCTCATCAAAGCTATATAACCCCGGTGCAAGTAAAATAACAACACGGTTTGTCGCACTCAATGCAGCACCATTTGGTGTCATTGCCTGAGCAGCCACGTATGCATCCTTTACAGCCTGACCATTCTCAGTTGTAGTCCCGTTAGAGTTAACAAAAATATAGTTCTCACCACCAAGGGTAAACTCTCCTATATTTACTTTGTAGCTTCCTAGCCCATTTGCAGACACCTCCATGATGTCTGTTGCGTTAAATGCTCTACCTAAGTCAGGTAGGTCTATGATTTTATAACTCATAATTAATCAATTATTCTATACTGTCCGTTGTCTACTATTCTAGCTACATCATCGTCTGCAATTCTAACCTTCAAAGGTAATAGTGTGACAGGGTGATTTCCATCTACCCCCGTCTGAATTGCTATTTGTACACCGTTTATAAACATCTTACCAAAGTGCTACTAAGTTGGTAGCTGTTGTTCCCGTACTAAATACTTTTGTTACCTGAACAGGAATAAAAGTACCTCCAATAATACCTGTAAATGTAACATCCTGACCACCTGCTGTGATAACTCTAAGGTCTCCCGTAACACCTACATACAATACAGCACCCTCATTAGCAGACTGACTATAAATAGCATAGCTATCTGCAGGAGATGTAAAGATGTCAGCATTTATAAGAATGCTAGTAGCGTTAAATACCTTTAATACAGTAGCAGAAAATCCTGTGCTTTGATTTACAACAACGTCACCAACAGCAACATTTGCTGCAATAAAGTCTTTTGTAGCATCAACTAAAAAGCCTACAGCTACACTGCTATTTGTACCACTAACAACAACATTAGCGGAGGGAATGTTTGCATTATCAGAAGGAAAGATATTTATGCCTTTACTCGTCTGTAATTTTTGATATGCCATGTCTTATAATTTAATAAGACAAAGATAGGCAATATTTTAAAATGAAAAAGCCACCCTTTTGAGGTGGCTTATCATAGTAGTATAGTTTATTTTTGATAAGGAAAGACCCTGTTAAGGGTGTCCTTTCTTTTAGAGCAACCGCAGTCTTTACCCGTAGCTTTGGCTACTGTCTCAACAACTTTCTTTACTCCTGTTACTGTGGTTAGCTTCTCAATTGTGTCGCCTAACCCTTTGCTTCTGCTTGTTAGTTTCATTTTCTTTTTACATTACTTACTCTCTTGCCCATACCTACCCTTGACTTCTCAGCCTTCTTAGCGGCAAGCTTTGATGGGCTCATCTCACTCTTTGTTACGGGTGTCTTTGAGGACACTCTCTTTGATGGTCGGCAGTACTCATTCTTTCCTCCCGCACCACAAGCTTTACCTGTTCTTGTGTCAACCCACTTCTCTTTCTCCCATCTCTTAAGACTTGTCCCCTTCTCAGTCTTCTTTACGTTACCTGATGCCTTACGACACTTTGCAATAGCCTGCGAAGCTCTAGCTGAGGGGAACACATCATAAGATGCTTTTACTTTCTTGTAGCAGGCATCCTTCATTTCCTCTTAGATAAAACTTTTTTCTTTGCATCCTTGTCAAGCTCCATAAAGTGATATAGAGGTTTTGATGATGCGGTATGTGTCTTACCCGTCATAACCTTACCTTTTGAGGCGTGCTGATAGCCTGACCACTCAGTACCATCTTTTAGGTAGTGCCCCTTACTTTTCCAAGAATCTTTTTTTGGTTTCATTAGTACTTGCCTCTACGGTTTGATGGTGATGACTTAGTTGAGCCTCCGGGTCCTGCCCAAAGCTTCTTACACGCCCAATATCGTGGAGTGAGTTTGTCAGTAGCTGTGCTACATTTGTGGCGAGCTTTAAATGAACGGCGCGCCGCAGGGCTGTAGTTGTGCCCATAGCCCTTAGCGCCAAAATGCAATAGCTTCTCAGTTCCTCCTGAGCAGGCCTTTACCATCATCTTCTTTCCTGCGCGGTCAGAAGGACGTGGTACATTACACTTCATTTTACTTTTATCTGCCATTACTGAGTATATCTTTTCTTAGTTAACTTTGGTAGAGATACTGAACTGCCGAGCTGTGCGAGGCTCGCATCAACTTTTCCTCCTGCCTGCTTTTTACCCTTCTTACGACCAAGCTGTGCCTTAACACTATAAGCATCGCTCATAAGCTTCATTGCTTGTAGGTTGCTAAAGTTTAAAGCACTAAGGTCTTTAGCCAAGCTTTGTGTCTTGTCTGAGTATGGTACTCCTGCTTCTGTATATTTTATTGCCATATCATATCTTTTACTTCGTCTGATGTCATTTGGTATATATAGATTGGTGTTCCTATACCTAGGTATGATGAAAACACATTGTAATCAAGATACTCAATAGCCTCTTCTTCGGTCATGTTATCATCATGCATAAGTATGAAAATCATCTTTTCAATTCCATACACAACACGAGGAACCTCAGAGTTCATGTCAACACCTATTATAGCATTGTCAAAACCGTCTGCAAACAGGGTGGCTCCCATTAATCTTTTTTTAATGCTTTAAACATTCCAATTGTTGTAGCTGCTGTAGCTGCAGTCTCTAAAACATTTTTAGCAAATTTAGTTGCATTTTCAATTTTCTTTGCTTTAGATTCAGCCGCCTGCTCAGGTGTCATATTAGCCTTAGCCTTTGCTTGAGCAATTTTTTGTTGTCCTTTTATCTCGGCAACCTGTAAGTTAGTTTCTTTTTTAATTTGTCTTTTTGATTTTTGACCTTCAGGTTTACTCTTAAGACCGTCACCGGGACCCTTACCAAACTTACCGTTCATACGGTCAATAGCACCATTTCTAAACATAATACTATTATAATCTTTCATTGCCATGGTATCTTTTTTTTATTAGTTAACTTTGAGACAAATTTAATAAAATTTAATGATATGGATGACTACCTAAAGTATTGGAGAGTCATAAGGCAGTATATAAAGACAAAACACGGCCTAACACAGTCAGACCTTGACATGCTGATGTTTATCTACACTGAAAAATACTTCTCAAAGGCCCGTTTTGACGAGTTCTCAAGGGTTGTATCTTGGGATGCAGACAGGTTTAAGAGATTAAAAGAGAATGGGTGGATTGAGTCGTTCAGAAAGTACGACCCACACACGAATACTCGTGCAATTTATCAGATTTCACCCGCCGGTAAGCGGGTTGTTAGAAGTATTTATAAGATGTTGAAGGGAGAAGAGATGCCTACGAACCCTCAAATAAACCCGATGTTCAAGAATAACGCAAAGTATATGAGTAAGGTATACCGAAACTCAATACGAGAGATGAATATGGGGCTTAAACAACAACAACAACGTCACGCTCCTGAATAATGGTGTAAGGCTTGTCGTTTATCACCATGGTATAGCTGTGTGACTTGTCATAGTATATCTCATCACCCTTGACAATGGTGTCAACGTCAGTCCCCGGGGATACAACCCTACCCATCTTGTAGCGAAAGTCATTTGCGTCATGCGCACTTAAGAGGAGGCCCGACTCAGTCTTGACCTCCCTCTCAATTGTCTCAATAATAATGTTCTTACCTATAGCTATCATTTTGCCTCATATGTTCGCGCCATTGTTATAATAGCGTCAGTTGATAATATTGTAGTTGCCACACTGATGGCGTTCTGCAAGGCGCTACGTGTTACCTTCAGCGGGTCAATTACACCCATCTTTAGTAGCTCACCGTACTCACCTGTCTTGACATTGTAGCCATAGCCATCAACAAGGGCACCCTCTCCAACTATATATATGTCGTCAAAACTAAGGCCCGCATTTGAGAGTATCTGCATACTTGGCACCATCAATGCATTGCGCATAATACTTATAGCAACCTGACGCTCCGCAGTGTCAGCAATAATATTGTCAAGTGCAAGCGCCTCCTCAAGCAGTGCCTTACCGCCACCTACAAGCACGCCCTCCTCTAGTGCTGAGCGCACAGCGCAGACAGCGTCATCAACACGGTCATATAGCTCCTTCTGCTCAATGTCAGTAGTACCACCTACGTAGATGACACCTACGCCTCCCGTCAGGGAGGCAATTCTAGAAAGGATAAAGTCCTTGTCAGCCTTCTTTGTAGCCTCACCATGCGCAGCCCATAGCTGAGCAACACGCTCCTCAACAGCCTCATCATCGGTGCGAACCTCTGAGTTGATTATCACAGTGTTCTGCGAGTCAACAATAATCTTTGCGGCATGACCTAGGTCAGCATATGTCATAAGGCTCAAGTCATCACCCGTCTTCTCACTAAAGTACTTGGCACCAACAGCGAGCGCAATGTCGCTCATCAGCTCATGCTTCTTGTAGCCAAAGCTCGGCGGCTCAATAGCACACACCTTGAGGTTACCCTTGGCAACATTTGCCGCCAACGTATTTATCACCTGTGTGGCACATGGCGCAATTATTAATAGCCTCTTGCCTTCTTGAATAATTGGCTTAAGCACATTCTCTAGCTGCAATATATTATGTATCTCAGCGTCACATACCAACACCATAGTGTCCTCAAAGACACACTCGTCACGCTTGTGGTCATTAATAAAGTATGGCGAGTAGTAGCCACGCTGTACCTTGAACCCATGAGTGCTCTCAGCATACGTGTCACTCGTCTGTGACTTCTCAACGGTAACAATACCATTTGTACCTATCTCATTATATACACGCGCGATAATACTGCCAATGTTCTTGTCATTGTTAGCAGAGATTGTAGCCACATCGCTCAGCATCTTCTTAGTGACCTTCTTCTTCTTAGCCTTTAAGTTCTCCACGACATCATCAGCTACCTCCACCATGTGACGCAACACCTGAATACGGTTTAGCTCAGGAGTAATTAGCTCATCACCATGGATGACTAACGCCTCGGTCAGCACAATGGCAGTTGTCGTACCATCACCCGCATTGGTAGCAGTCTTGTCAGCCGCCTCCTTCATCATCCTTACCGCTAAGTTCTCAACCGGGTCCAACAGGTCAACAGCCTTTGCGACAGTCACACCATCCTTGGTTACTGTTATGCCCGCAGTATGGTTGGCTGACTCAATCAACACCGTGTTACCTCGTGGTCCTAATGTGCTCTTTACAGCACCCGCAATTTTTGTGATTCCATTAATGAGCTTTGAGCGCCCCATCTCACCAAACCTGATATCCTTGGGTGAGTATCCTATATTCTCAATCATATATAATTAAATTTAATTGCCACAAAAATAATAATAATTGTTATACCAAACAACTTTTGTAGTGTGTCAAACTAACATGGTCCCTATTATATATATATATTTTTTTACCTCCTTTATAAATTTTATGAATATAAAACCCTTTTGAAATCGACATTTTCGACATTAGTATTGATTATCAATTAGTTAGCTTATTATTTTCGACATAAAATCGACATAAAAATGACAGAAATCTGTCATATATATAAAAAAAAGGGGTAAGTTACCCTACCCCAATCAAAAATCTTTAGTGAATTTATTCGTATCCAAACATCTTCTCACGCATAGCAGCGCGTACATCTGCCTCTACCATCATCTCAATCTTCTGCTCACGCTTCATTGTCTTCTTTAGCTCAACAGCCTGCTGAATACCCGTAACACCACACGGTCTCTCGTTAATTAGTCGCCCGTTCTTCATCATTAACCCGGACATGTCTTTATACTTTTTCATAATAATCGTTTTTACAAAGATAAGCATTTCAGATATATAGGGGTTGAGGGTTCCCCCCCGGTCTGCGCGACCGACCCCCCTTCGCGGAAACGAGATTTTGCTTGACCCCCCCCTATCGATTTCAAATTCCCCTCCGCATTTTTTTGGCTTTTTGCTACGGGCTATCTGATGCACCATGCATGATGATATCTACGCACCCCCACAGCCCCTCCATGCTCCATGTCTCGCGCACCCCTCCCCCCATGCGCTCGCTACCGCTACCGCTCCACCGCTCCTGATACAATATGTGTT